GCCGCAGACTTCATCGTTTCTAAACCACCTGTCGGAATGAAAGGTTGTTCTTGTACCTCGTATGGGAGTGTCGCTATACCTTGCATCTTACTTTCCTTATAAAATGAGATGCAGGGTAGCAATACCTGATATTTGCTAATTGCATCATAACCATATTTTCTTTCCTATGCAACCGAGATAGTGACTGTTCCTACAGAACCTGTAGCTGAAAAAGAACCACTAAATATTTCTGTTTTACCTATTATTTTTAAAAACCCACCATCTCCAATGTATATATCACCTTGTTGTAGTAAATTATTATTACCGCTAGTAGGAACTTCTTGAAAATTTAATTGTGGGTTTTGTGCCTGTCTTAAAAATATTTCTAAAGCTCTTACCAAATCAGCAAGGTACTGAGCATCTACTTCATTAGGCGGGGTAGGCAGACGTGGAAAAGTAGTTACATTAGTAGCCATTAACGTCTCCCATCTTCTCTTATTTCTACACGAGGGCTACCTAACCGCCAACGAACACCTAAAGCAGAACAATCAACTTTAATTGAAAAAGCTCTGCCTCGAAGTCTAACATCTGCTTTATTAGTGTATTGTTCAAAAGGCACTGTTGTAGATACCGCTGTTCTATCTATTTTAGAAATTTCTGATTGCAGAAAACTACCCGCATTAAAATTATTAGATTGTAAAGTAACATTTACAGTAGGGTCTGTTGTTGTAGAACCATTGAATGTGAAATCAGGTATAAGTCTACGAATAAAAGAAAATTTATCACCCTCACCCATATCTATCGGGCTAGACTCTATTGAAGAAACCATAGCAGAACCATCATCATTATAACCTGTTTCATGGTTATACAAATAATTACCTTCTGCACCTATTGGTAAAGTTCTTATACCTCTATCTATAAAAGCAGATCTTCCCAAATTACCATAATACCAAGTTTGTTCCGCATAATTGTAGATAACATAACGGTCATTTTCACCAGTCCCACCATTAGCAATAGAATTTGTATTAGAGGTATAGAACCAGATTACCTCACTAAATTCTGAAATGACCCCAGCATATACTTTATCTGCTTGGTCATAATCAAAATCAAAAAATACACGCTCTCTTACAGTGCATGGTAATTGTTGTGTTTTACCATCATACACATAAAAGTTTTGTCTACCCATCCAGAATACTGCATCTTCTACAGCTATAGCTGCATTCGGACCCATAATAGTTATATTTGAAGCAAGAGGCTGAATACCAAAAGTAAACGGAGCACCGATAAACTGCATTGAATGTACTGAGCTATCTGTAAATATTACAATTTCACGTTTAGTTTCTATTGCTTTTACAAACTCTGAACCTGAACCAATTCTTAAATCGCCAGCAGTATTTGTAGCCGTAGGATTCCAATCAACTAAAGACTCTTGATCTGAAAATCTTATTAATAAAGGGTCTTGTATAACGGAACCTACAGGATTTGAGCCAAATGCAATTGCATGTCGGTCAACATCAGAAACCATTATTTGTTTAGCAACAATAGGTGTTTGATCTGCACCCGCCACTGTGCCTATTTCTACCGCACGAGCTGTAATTCCATCACTTTTATCCCAATAATAGATCCCACCATCCCTAGGATTAAATAATAAATCTTCTCCAAAATTATCTTGGCTCCAAACCCGAAGAGATGTTGTAACATTAATTGCAGCACCAGAACCCCAAGTACCTCTGCCCCAAGTTCCAGCACCCCAACCATTACCACCAACACCAGTATTCAAACCAGCATTGATTTGGTACACACCATCAACACCTGACCCACCATTACCACTATCACTACCATTTGCGGTGACAGTAGCTCCTGTAGTATCTTTAGCAATAATTGTAAAAGTGTTTAAATTTGGTACAGAGGCTATCTCGTATTCTTGATTAAGAACATCAGCCGTTATCAGACCACCTAAAGAAACCGCTTGTGAAAAAGTAACAAAATCGCCCTGCACCGCACCATGACCAGCATCTGTTACTGTTATTGTTGATGAGCCATTAGTCGCAGCAAAAGTAATGCTATTGGTTGATGTTCTTCTTATAGGTGTGACATCATTAAAAGCCTCACCCTGTTCAATATAATACTTAGCCTCTGTCCCCACACCTAGTAAATCAGAACCATCTAAAGCTACCCAATTAAATAAACCCCTAGCTGTACCGATATAAGTGTTTTGTGAATATTTTTCCCAGCCACCAATAACTTCGGGAAAGCCTTGCCTAAAACGGACTTTATCACAATCAACCCAACCACCTTCATTTGTGAAAGATGTTATATCACGATTAATTCCGGGTTTAAATTGGAGCTTGGTTAGAGGCACGAATAACTCCTTTATATAGCATCAGGCCAGTCATTGATTGGTGCTGTACCAGTTGCCTTACCATCACTGTCCACAGGTGTATCATAAAGAGCCATAAACGCAGCAAAGTCAGCAGCATTAGTAATGCTTGTTTCTATTGCAGCACAAGCAGTTCTGACTGCATCTCTATAGGTACTAACTGTGCTGGGGATTGCTGTAGACTTTTCTGATTTTCTCGTCACATACCAGTCATAAGGTGCAAGTTTTTCGGCGGCTTCTTTTTTAGCTGAAGCTATAGCCGCATTTTTTAGGCCAATTGTTTTGCCTTGCTGCCCCGTCATTGGGTCGTTCAAAGCATTACCCTCTTCATCAACCCACAATGTATCTGTAAGGGATTTAGGAATTAACGTACCATCAGCTTGCCTACCACTATAAAATCTATTATCAACGTAAGCCTCACTAGCTGGCAAGTCTTCCCAAGTAAGGCCAATAGCAGCTTTTTCATCGGCACTAAGGTTGGTCCACACAGCAGGGTATTGTGTGCCGTTATTATCGATCCACGCCTTGCCAACTCTAATTATTCTGCCTGAGTATTTCCACGGCATTTTATATTCTCCTATCGTGCATTAGCAAATTTAAATGGGGATTCGGCAATGGAAATAAAAATATAACTTGAGGGAGATCCAGTGACGTTCAAATCGGCATATGTATTTCTCATTTTGAATCCGTTTGATAAAATATCAATTGCTAATGATGAATTGTCTGTATACTCAGCAGCACCATCATTAACAAGAATAGCATCGTCAGCGAGATTAAAAGGAGTCCTTTTATTATCCCAAATCCACCAATTTGTACCCGCAGCATCCGTACGTTTTATCAGCAGAAATTGGGGGCGGTGTCCTGTGTAGACAAATGTGCCATCTGCGTTACTGTTCCCAAAGTAGCTGCCGACCTTTGAGTAGCCTTCGACATTAGCAAAACAATAAGCAATATATGTCTTTGTACTATCATTTAAGTCAGCAAATGTGCCTAGAGAAAATGTGGTTGTGGTAGCAGCGGTGTCATTAAAAGCTCCAGCCGCATCGTCTTGCGCCGCAGTGCTATTAAGCAATAAGTAATCTGTTTCATCTACCGAACCAGCCTTTACATACACAAGCCAGTTTCCATCTGCGCTAGTAGCCACCCTTGATTTGATTATAACCATTGAAGGAGCCACACCTAGACCATGTGCTACAGTTGCATTTGCCCCACTTCCGGTATAACTAACAATACTAAATCCAGCCTTTGTGTTGACCTGACCAGACGATGCTATGGATGCGCCGTTTGCACCAGCAGAGTTGCTGAACGCTGTGCCAGCCAGCCAATTCCAAGAAACGTATGTAGCGCCATTATCATTCCATTCTGATGTTGCACTTCCACCTGTGGTAGTAGCAGAAACAGTAAATCCATCTGAATCAAATGACCTAAACCAATCATTTCCAGAAGTTGTATTTTCTGGGCTTTGTGCGCCTGTTGACGCTGCCCCAGGAACTAAATATCTAAAAGAACCACGAACTGAATCTTGGGCAACGTGATTTGCAGTAGTTCTTTTTTTAATCCATGTCCAATCAGGTGAAAAACCCACCCCTGTGACATTTAGTTGACTGCTATTCCCAGTGTAAGTAATCGTATTAAAATAGTCAGTGCCATCAATAATCTCTGGTTCTGGAAGGTTAGATGAACACATCGCAAGATAGCCAGACGGTGGCGCATAGAAAAAATCACCTATACCATTTGCATCAGATGCAAATGCAGAACCGGCGTTCGTATGCAGCGAAAAAGAACTATCTTGACCAAAATTGACTGCGAACTTTACATTATTTTGATACGCGCCAACCGCTACTTGATATGAAGCACCCGCTAAAAGCGCACCGCTTAATCCTGTTTTACTTGAGCCGGATGCGGGGTTTCCAGAATTTATATATGTATTGTTCTTAGCAAAATAAACTGCAAGGTTATCCATATCAATTGCAATGCCGATTATATCACCAACCCCATAAGTAATATTAAAGTCACCAGTCAACGAACCACCAGAATAAATATCCCCAACAGAGGCATAGTAACCAAAGTTTGAGGATGGCGTATAAAATGTTGTTCCTGCTAAAAATTTAAAACTTTGGCTTCTTGCGACACCAATTATTAAATCTAAAGTTCCAGTAGCACCAGTCATCAGCACTTCACAGTACCATTTGCCACTGCTAACGTGCATTGTTGAGCCAATACACTCCCAAGTATTTGCTGCCGCAGATGTTGCGACAAGACTGCCCTCTGACAAAACAGAAGAAGAATGTTTTTCAAGTTCATTAAAAGTAGCAAAGTTATTAGTCGGGCTGTCGGGGACAACATCAGAATATACTAAAACACTGCTAGTAAAGTCATTATTGTTTCCAGAAGTATCATTGCCAAGGGTTACAGAAAAAGGATTGTCTGGGCTAAATCTTGGGGCTCCCTCAGTAATAGAACCACTAACTGCGGCAGTGCTTGCATCTGCTGTAATCGTTGAAGTTGTAAATGCTAATAATTTCACATTACTTGAGTCATTAGTTAAAGTGCTAGTGGGTACTGTAAAAGTAGTGCCGCTACCATATCTAGCCGCACCTATTGTAAATCGTAAGTTACTGTATGTTCCATTTAAGTGTGACGCACCACCCGCTTCGTGAGCATCTCCCACATCAAAATGTGCCATATTAACAGCGGTTGTTCCAAAACTTGTTGATGTGGAACGTTGAACACCATCGACATAAAAACGATGCGTTCCACTTTCACGCACAAGTGCGATATGATGCCAGTCTGTAGTGGTTATATAGGCACTCATATCACTAAAAGTGATAGATCCGCCGGGATAGTATAAGTAGGGGATGCCGTTTGGACCCAATTGAAGCACCCAATTTGAGTTAGTGTAATCACCAAAACCATAAGCCCAGTTTGCTTCAATATCAGCTTTCATAAAAAATTCTAAGCAGAAGTCATCATCCGTAGCAATATCGTATTGAGTAGCATTAACCCAACTTATGTTATCTCCTGTTCCATCAAACTCAACACTATTACCTTCAGTAAAAGAGAAAGGTAAATAAAATCCATTATTCCCATGTCCGCCCGAATACGATTTCGGCACCCAGACACCGCTCTTAAGCTCCCCAAAATCATCATGGTCTATACCAGCAACACCATCAACAACATGATATTCCGCTAAGTATCCACCAAGGTAATAATTATCATTGAAATATTTACTAATAGTAAGATTGACACCGTCAGCTAAAAGTCTTTGAGCAGTAACGGCATTCCCTGTAACAGAAGGGGTTCCTATTGCTTGCTGCACACCATTAACATAAATTTTCATTTTATCTGCATTTGCGCTTTCAGCGGCATTGAAAACCGCAACAATATGATACCAAGATGATACATCTCTAAATACGGATGTAGTAGTTATAACTAATTCGTCAGAGCCAGCCGCTGTCTTATCAAGATAAACTTGTAATGTGTCATCAGCCATAAAACTAACATAACCACAAGCATTTGGGTCGGAAGTTTGGGATGAAAAAATCATCTGTATAGACCCAAGTTTACCTCGCTTTACCCAGCAAGAAACTACCGTTAATGTTGCACTAGAGGCGGCTCCGCTATTTGTCCTCGTTAAATACGCACTACTCCCAGCATCAAACTTTAACGATTGGTCAATGGTGGTAGTATAAAAGCCTGTGCTTACTTCGCCTGAACCTGCTGCTTGAATTATGCTCATAATTAAACCCTAAGTTAAGATAGCCGTAGCACCAACAAGAATTGTATTATCCCCACTAGCCGCAGTTACATAATATGTTACAAAGTAAGTGCCTGTTGCAGCAAGAGCAGTTAAAACATCCGCGTTGATAGCTACATCCGCATGAGCATTAACTGTATGATTGCCACCATTAACAAACTTAATACAGCCTGATTGACCAGCGGCTGCGTTTGTAAAGGTCATCGTGACAGTTCCTGCGGTTGTGGTAGTGAAATTATTCCCTACTGCTAAATCATAGGTCGCATCGTTTTCATCGGTTATCGTGCTGCCGACTGCTCTGCCAACTACTGTAACATCATCATTCACAGTTAAAACTGTTGTGCCTGTTGCAATTGAGGCAACGGTAGCATCTGCATCATTTTTAATAGTAACATCTGATGTAGAGCCTTGGCCTGTAAGGATCAAACCCTCTGCCGCAGTAAAACCAATCGCTGCATCATCTCCCGCAGCAGTATCTCCTGCGGCTTGCAAAGTTCCTGCCGCAACAATATCGGCGGCGGCATTAAATGTGCCAGCTATAGATAAATCAGTAAGAGCATCAACTACTGCCGCGCCACTCCCTGCGCCATCCAAATAGACCATAGATACCTGACCATTTGGTATGGTTACATTAGCCCCAGATCCTTGAGTAATTATGATACTGTACGGACCAGAACTACCACTATCTGTAGTAGCATTTTCAATTATATGAACTCTGCTATTAGTATTAGGACCAATAGTGATTGTACAGTTGGAGTCTAAAGCACCTGTATACTTAATATACATAGCTCTAGCTTGATCGGTAGATCCATCAGCTACTGTGCTTGTATGGGTATTAGCATTTGTCGTTATAGCTTCTGTACCATAACCAAACGCCTCGCCGATAAGTTCAAGATTTGTATTAGTTGTTGTCCCCCAAGTACCAGAACCATCGCCAGTACCTAGCTCATTAAGTCTTAAATCATTTACATAGGTGCTTGCCATTTTTCTGTCCTTACGCTGCTAAATCTGTCCAGTTAGGTGTTTGTGAAACTGTTACACCAGACCAGTTAGGTGTTTGTGATGGAACGATCGGCCTGTATAGTATTTCTTCTCCCACCGCACCTGTTGCCGTAACTCCTGCTGGAAACACGCCTATTGATTGAATAGGGGCTACTGTTCCTGTTCCTGCCGCACCAACACCAGAAACCCCTGTAACCGCGAAAGTTGCTGTCCCTGTTACAGTAACACTTCCTACTGCACTTGTTCCAGCAGACCCTGTAACTGCAAAAGCCGCTGTGCCTGATACGCTAACAGTTCCTACTGCACCCGCACCAGCGACTCCGGTTACAGGAAACTCCATTACATTTGCTGCTGCTACAGTTCCTAGGGCAGTAGATCCAGCAACTCCTGTTACAGCAAGTGGAACGCTTTGGTTCCACGCACCCTCACCCCAAGTTCCTCTACCCCATCCTGTTAACGACATAGGCTACCTCATTAGGCTATTCGTATAATGGCATTGTTTAAATCCGCTGTGGGAAACTGAATAGTAAATGTCCCCGAAGTAGATGTTTTATTAGAACCAAAATCCAATACAGCAACCGCTTTATCACTGTTAGTATCATTATATATCAACGCACCCATCGCCGTAATTGTAGCTGTAGTAAAGCTGATGTCTGCAAAATCAGTAAAAGCTGTCGTGCTAGAAGTTGTTGGAGCAACTTTAGTAAGAGTACCACCGCCAGCCGTGTAAGAACCACTGTTGGCTACCTCACCAGTAGTTGTATAAGCTGTCGTTGCTGCGCCAAGAGTAGCTGTAGTGCTAGACTTACCTCCACCACCCTCTGCATACAGAGCTATCTTAAAAGCATTACCATTTGTTGCGAAATTGTGTGTACCTAACATCAACTCTTTTTTAAATGCTGTACACATTGCTTGTGCGATTGCCATTATAGTCTCCCAATAGCTTTTGCTAATTCAATTTGTCCAGCCTCACGGACCTTGGCGCAAATACTAGCACGTTCTTCCTTCCTAGCCAACTCTATATAGTATTGTGCTAGATTCCTTACTTTATCCCTAAAAGCCTCGGCTTGTAAACGGATAGGTTCTGGAGCATCATCAGAAATATAAATAAGTTTAGTAGCCAACATCTCTGCTATTTGATCGTTAGATAAACCACCGTTTTCGGAGGTCACTATATTAACAGCCCCTACACTCCCTACATTTAAATCAAACATTATCATGCCTTCCAAATATAACAGGATCACTTTCCACTGGTTCAGGAGGTTCTACCTCAGACTGTCTTGTTATAACAAGCCCTCCATCTTTTACAGTTTGCACTAAAGGATCCTCTAATCTATGATAGCCATATAGTTTTTCATTTTCAGGCACATTTGTATCTAGTAAACTAGAACCATGAGCTACTTCTAATTTAATACCTTTAGTTGCAGCTATCGCACACCAAAACTCTACACAAGCCCTACCTGATTCTGCCATATTAACATTCTTGTAAGTATAATCTATTCCATATAAACAAATCTGGGTGGCTTTAATCCAAATAGCATACGCGACAGCATACGCGACAGTATTATTAAAGTAACAATATCCAAGCTCTGTAGCGACTTCTTTAAGAGGAAATAATTCTAGATTCTTAATTCGTTTATCTAACTGACAAGTTATTATGGGTTTTTTGTTTTCTTTTAAAAATTTACGAGCTATCCCTGTTTGGGTTCCCGCATTTTCAGTATCTAAGAAACGACTTACTGGATCCATCATAAACGTCTTATCAACGTGTATAACACCACCTATACAATTTATGCCCCATATTTCATCAAATTCTTGTGAGGTTATTTTTGCAGAAACATAATCGGAAAAACTACCGCCAAGACCTACTATAGCTATCTTCATGTTCTAGCCCTGCTAGGCAATCCTGTTCTATATGCATCTGTATTTTCACGAGCTTCTGCTAAATCTTTTATTCGGCTAAGAGCTTCTCCAAATCTGCCATTATACAGATCTAACATATCTCTTTCGCCCTTCATGTAAGTATATGCTTCAAACAAGCTGCCGTATAAAATAGCATTAGGAGCATTTTCACTAACCCATGTTAGTGTAGTATCAGCAGAAGTTGAGACTACTATTCCAGTAGCCCCGCTAGTGCCACCAGTTACTGTCTCGCCTACAGTAAATGTTCCGGTAGGGATAATAACAACAAATTCTGTGGCTGAAGTGATTGAATTAATAGTTGTGCTTTCTGCACTTGTTCCACCTGTTATAGTTTCATTACTAACAAAAGTTCCACTTACATCACTAACTGTGAGAGTGAATTTACTATCTGCTAAACTGACAGGTCGATAATAGTAATGGATTTCTGTAGAAAAATTAGCATTCGGTGTTGGAGCAATTATAAAATTGTTCACATCGTATGCTGCATAATATTTCGGGATACCAGTTGCGGTACTGTCTGGATAAGATTCTTGTAGAAAATTTACATCTTTTTGTAAGAGAAATACTTTAGAGCCAGAGTTTTCAACAGAGAGGCTAAAAGAAGCTAAATAATCAGAAGGCACTGCCATAAATTGATTACCGGAAGTCATCGCCCCAGATGCATTTTTACGGAAATATTCTAAATCTACCGTTGAAAAAATACGTTGCTCTGCTGATTTAATGAATCTATCTAGATTGGAAACAAAACTTGTCTCATTATTGTCGGTATAATCTTGGATAGAAGATTTTAATTGTGTGTATGTATAACTCATGGTGTGTTCGCCTGACCGCCCATGCCACTATGGTTTGTACAATAGTAGTACAATGTCGGGGCTCCGGAAGCTACTGTTATTTGAGTATACGCTCCTGAAGATCCTGGAGTGCCACTTGTAGAAACTCCTGTAGTATATTGTGATCCTCCCCCATGTGTACCATCAGAAGTTGCTGATAGCCTTAAAGGGTGACCAGAGTTGCTACTGTCGGATTGATCAAATATATATGTACTACCCTCTGACAAGCTGACTGTATCCTGTCTAGTACTATCAATATAATACTTATTTGCTCCAAGATAAGAAGCAACTGTAACAGTATAAGTAGCAGCTATAGATGTCCCTGTGCCTGATGCCGTAACTGTCCCTATAGAACCTGTCCCGGAAACACCTGTAACACTTTCAGTAACAGGTGTTGTAACATCCCCACCAAAAGTTACAGTGCCAACACCAGTTTGTATTCGGGGAAGAAAAGGTTTTTTAGTAAAACTACCATCATCAGTTACTGGGAAAGAGATAGTAACATCTGTGGTTTCTGAAACATCTGGTCTGGGTTGAAAAAGAGCTTCTGGATCAGCACCCACTTGGGTAGGCTCTAACTGTCTAGCTTTAGGTTCATAACACTCTGGGCAGACTTTAAAATTATTCCATTCTTCACGTAAATCAAGATAAGGGTATTGAAACCCGCATCTATCACAAATTGCCTGTGCGTATTTTCCTAAAGCATAAGCCATTAGCTGAACCCATAGTAATCTCTACGCGGAACTAAACTAAGATTAGCTCTATCTACATCCTCATACGCAGCACGACTAAACTCTTCTTCATAAACTGCTTTAAGAACTTGTATACGATCAGGAGCTTTTTTCATAGCTAAGTAATATGCCAGCCCCGCTGCTAAACAAGGATAAAATCTGAACGGGACATCTAAAGTATTGATAGAAGAATCAGCATCTTCGATACGAGTTAATCTATCGTACACCAGAGTATAAGAGGTATTAGGAGTAGGCCAAACTTTAATAGTGGGGGCTATTTGCCTATCAACATACCATTGGCTAGGCTGAGCTTCAGTATTTTTGCTAGGGATATTTATGAAAGCATCTCTACTTATCCTAGTTATTTGGGTATCTGATTGTGTGGAACCTGTACCTGTTCTTATAACAGCACTCAAAATATCAATAGTATCGGTAGGTAATGAATAAGTAGCAGTACCCGAAGTTAACGATAGAGTACTTTGTTCTATCGTCCACCTGTTTAGACCTCTGTTTGCCCAATCAGCAAACATAAGATTCAAAGAGCGGGTGGCTGTTCTCACATCATACCCTGTACGAACTTCTAAGCCACACCGCTCAAAAGCCTCTTCAATGTAATCATTTACATCAAGCTCAAAATTGGATGACCCAGAGGTAGCCATTAGCTATACGGACCTTTAATAATTTTAGGATCGCCCATCTTTTTTACTTTATTGACTGCACCGCCTTTAGACATTTTCATCATTTTATTGACTGCACCGCCTTTAGCCATTTTCTTCATTTTATTGACTGCACCGCCTTTAGCGTACATCTTCTTTTTCATCTTCGCCATCTTCATCTTCCTCTTCTGCGTAGAGATTATCAAAGATCTGATTGACATCCATTGTATAGTCTAAATCAGACTTTGAATAGTGAATGTGTTGTGAGGGTTTAAATTGAGGAGCTCCCTCCCCTGTAACATACCATGCTGGATGTGTTACCCTCACACGATTATTAGGCAAAGCCACAATATTACCTGTCCATTCACCAGCATCTAATAACTCTAACACATGGCTTTGTTTATGTTGAGCTGGATCATCTGCTACTTCACTATCTGTATAATCAACAGTAAAATAGTATTTTGCAGGGTAAAACTTACCATCTATTTTTGCAATCCAAGGGCAGGGTTTTGCTCTGTTCAAACTATATACGGCATGAGTATGTGACATACAATCCCAAGGTTGTGCTTGATATACATCCATAGGTTGAGGCCAACTCTCAAATTGAGTATCACCAACCAAAGCTGTTATCGGCATCCTTGCCCACATAGCACCACCATGAACATTTTCTTCACCTTCTTCATCACTCTCACAACCTGTGAATATAACTTGAAAACTTAAACATCTGTTTGGCATAGTTGTAACAGCTATTACCATTGCATGAAGAAACTCTCCATGGAAATTTTCGTGGTTGCAAGTATACTCCCGCCTTACCCAACATTTGAAGTAGGGGACGTTACTTGTTAAAAAATTCATTTTTTCTTTTTATCCTCTTTCTTTTTTGGTTTTTTACCTTTTCCAAAAATATGAGCATCTACTTTAGCTGCTTTACCACCAGTTAAAACACTGTTCACCCTAGCCATTGCCCATTGACTAGGGGTGGTTCCAGGACGATGCCCTGTTCTATACGCTGCTAACCCTTTATTATATACTCTACCGAGTTGTCCAGCTGTGACCTTTTTACCTTTTTTGCGAGCCGCTTCAGCCTTTTTTGCGAGCGACTTTTTTGTTCCCGCGCTTAGTGCCATTAGCTTTTCCTTTCGTTTTAGCAGCAGTAATTATATCTGCACGAGTTATCTTTCCACGAGGCGGTGCAAAAGCCGCTAACTTTTTTTGCTTTGCAGATAATTTTTTTGCCATAACTATTTCTTTTTACCCCCAAACATTTTACGGAACTTTTTTGTATGCACGGATTCTTTCGTTTTCCTTCTAGCTCCTGACTTATTAGTATCACTTGGGAAAACATAAGCTGAAGGATCCTTTGCTGATTTACGAGCATTACGTTGTATTTCTTTACGACGTTTTTTCTTATCTTCTGGGCTTAACCCTGCAAGATATTTAGCAGGGATTTTTCGTTTTGATTTTTTCTTGCGACTAGAGGGGGCAGTCTTAATCTGCTTTGCCATATTACCTCTTGTCATAGCCATTACATTAGCCTCGGCACAGCCGCCGCTGCTATAATCAACACCGCTATACCCCACAATCTCATATCTAATTTATCAAGTTGTTTTTGTATTTGGACATAACGCTCACTGCAATCTGCCTCATGTTTTTCCAACAACTTTAAAACATCATCTGCTTTCATTTTACCACGCCTTACAAGACCAATACCGCGCACTAAATTTATCTTTAGCACTAGCACAGTTATGACGAGCCCTAAACGATTTGCGTCTTGCAGGAACGTCTTTTTTAATACTCATATTAGGGTCACCAAACCTTACAAGTTTTATTTGGTCACCTTTTTTAGCTAATACTGCTGATTTTTTCTTAGCTCCAGGAGTACGCTTCGGTTTGTTGAATCCAGGAAAAGTCTCCCCTCGGTATGATATTTTACCGGAAGGAGTTCTCTTTACATCCTTTGCACTAGCCATCAGGACAGAAACACCGTGATAGAATCAATAGCCGTTAGGGTAGTCAAGGTAGGGCTAGATGAACATTTAATACCTTCATCAGGAACGTATATTGAATCTGTTTGATCTGTTGTTGAAGTAATATCTAAAACAGTTGCACCCGAAGCTCCGTCTTTAATAATAAAAGCGGGGGAACCTGAACCATTAGTTTTTATATAAACACCTCTGATCCTAGAAGGACCAGCAAAGAAAGCACCTGTTGCTGTTCTTGTAAAAGCCTTTACATCTGAGCCAGCCATCTTATTCTCCTTTTAAAAAGAGAGGGGCTAACCCCTCTCTATTGTACACCAAGCAATTTAAGCTGTTGGTGAGTCGGATGAAATACCGAAGAACTTCAGTGATAACTGACCGCCAGCACCCGCTGTTCCAGAAATAACAACCTCTACCTCATCCGCAGTCTCAGTTGCCGCAGTAGTTGTTCCTCCAGACATGCCCAAAACACCGTTGCAAGGGAAAAAACCCTTAAAACCAGCAGCATTAATAGCAATCGATACACCGTCTACAAAGCCATCCGTATCAGCATCGGTACCGATGTCAACAAGGTTAACGGCATTTGCAGCCGCAGTAACAACGGTTATAGCTACACCCATAGGAATAAAATTAGATGGAATTCCAATAGAAGATTCTTTATGATCAGTGCCTGTAGCAGCAATATCAATGGTGGCGTTGTATGT